GGTAACACCATATCAAATATCCAGGCTTCAAATATTGTAGGTCTGAACGTTGTTTACGGCAACACGCTCTCGAACCTGAACGCCTCGAATTTGGCCTTTGGAGTCGTTTCATCATCTAGACTTTACGGAAATACGCTCTCGAATATACAGTCTTCAAATGTCGTACAGCCATTTTCAAACCTGGCAGTTTCAAACGCAGTTACGACAACTAATGTATTTGCGTCTACTTCAACACTTACCGGCACTGCTGGCAGACCTACACTCAACCTCACAGGTAATATATATGTATCAAATGCAATTACGGTCACTAATGTTTTTGCGACTGGTGTAGGTGTCGGGACAAATAATCCTTCATCATATACCCTACAGGTTTCTGGAACAATAGGTGCAACGGCTGACATAACTGCATTTATATCAGATGAGCGTCTCAAAACCAAGACAGGAACACTGGACAATGCGCTAGACAAAGTGTGCACACTCGAAACGTTCACATATACGCATAACGATCTTGCTCGGTCTTTGGGTTTCACTGACAACAGACACTATGTTGGAATTTCAGCGCAACAGATTCAGAAAGTTTTACCTGAAACGGTACGTCGTGCACCATTTGATTCTGACACTATCGAAGGCGTCGAAAAATCAAAGTCAGGTCAGGATTATTTGACCGTGCAGTATGATCGCATAGTTCCTCTTTTGATCGAGGCTGTAAAAGAGGAGCGAAAGGCACGTGAGGCGCTCGAGGCAAGAATAAAACTTATTGAGGAAAAGTAAATATGGGTATTCTTGTTCCCGAAGCCAATCTTCCGATGGGAATCACACTTAGCAACGTTTACATGAGTTTTACAGGTGAAACGATATACACTGCTCCAGTCGTTGGCCAATACGCAATCAAATCGTTTTACAATGTCTATAAGGATCAGTCAAAGTATCCAGATACAAATATCAGAATTCCTATTTCATGCATTGTCGATAGCATAAAAGATCGTGACTCGTATTCTATCCTATATGATCAGCTTAAAACAATGTACCCAGGGTCGATAGATATTCTTTAAGAGTAGTATAATGCCAACTCCGGCGGCTAATTCTATTATAAATTTTTCTGATGTAGCGACAGAATTTGGTCTACCATTCAACACACCATCGATAGGTATAGGTGCCGACTTTAGATTTCCGGCCGGATCATATACACCAGCAACACCGGCAGTACCTACCGGTGCAAGTTCTATTATATCCCTGAGTGGTGATTTGAGTGGTCGAACAGCAAAGGCTGGTGGAACAGGTGGTACTGTTACAACATCCGGAGGTAATACAATTCACACCTTTACTTCCAACGGCACTTTCACATGTACAAAAACAGGAATAGTAACAATTCTCATCGTTGCAGGTGGAGGTGGTGGGGGTGGTTGCGGTACTTCGAATCAGACTGGCGGAGGAGGTGGTGCAGGTGAGCTTTATTATTCTACTACATATCCTATAACCATTGGAACCGTGTATACAGTTACTGTTGGTGCCGGGGGTGCAGGTGGACCAGCATCAAGCACTGCAAGTGTTGGTCCAGCGTCGACGGGTGGTGATTCTGCATTCGGATCTACAGTTTGTAACGGTGGTGGTCGCGGTGGATCGAGTGGTGGCGGATATGATAATGGAGGTACAGGTGGGTCAGGTGGTGGCGCAAGCCGAGGCGCAAGCGGTGGCTCATCTTGTAAAAACAGCTGGAGGTTTTGGAAATAAAGGAGGTAATTCAGGTGGAGTACTTAATACAAGTGCTGGTGGTGGTGCTGGTGGTGGTGCTGGTGGTGCAGGCGCTAATGCTGCAAACGGCAACAGTGATACAGCCAATGGTGGTGTCGGAAAGGCATACTCTATTTCTGGAACGAGTGTTACATATGCTAAAGGAGGGGATGGTGGAGCTCGCTCATCGAGCTCTAACGGAGCGGTCGGTACCAATGGTTTAGGAAACGGTGGTCAAGGTGGAGGTGGTAATGACGGAACAAATGGAACTACTGGCGGAAGAGGTGGTTCCGGAATTGTTATTATTTCTTATGCCACATGAGTATACAAAAATAATGTAGATAATCAGTAGTAATGCCTATTATCGCAACTATAGGCGATGCAAATATCATCGGCAACACCATATCACAGGGAAACCTCATAGTACTCAGCCAGTACTCTAATTTATACGGTAACCTGAATGTTAATCAGACGGCTAATATTGTAACTCTTAACGTTTCGACCATCTCAAATCTTGTCGGAAACGTTACAATCAACGGCAACACTTTTCATCTGAATAACACGTACTTTACAACGATCAATACATCCGGACAGTCAAACCTAAACACTCTTGGTGTTATCGGTCAGGCGAATCTTTTGTCTACCCTTGGAGTGACTGGTCAGACGAATCTCCTTTCAACAGTTGGCATCACTGGCGCAGCAAACCTTTTTTCGACTTTGACAGTTTCACAAGCCGCAAACCTCTTGTCAACCCTGAATGTTTTTAGTCCTGCATTTATGCTTTCGAGTCTGAATGTTGCTTCAAACATCAACACGGCCAGTAACTTGTCAGTGACCAACTGGGCCAACTTGCTGACTCTGAACGTTGTGTCAAACGCCAATCTTCTGAGCAATTTGATGCTCATCGGTACAGCCAACTTATTGAATAACGTCAACGTCAGTGGTTCTAATTCATTCTTTACAGGAACAATTAACGTTGCAGGTACGTCGAATATTAATAACGCACTAACTGTGACTGGTCAGACGAATCTTATGAGTGGTGCAAATCTCTTTTCAACCTTGAACGTTGTTGGTCAATCGAACCTTGTTGGAGCAGTAGGTATACAAGGTGCCATTAACACATTTTCAACTCTTACTGTCGCGGGTGCTACAAATGTACTGTCGACTATGAATGTCATTGGTAACTTTGGTGTTGTTGGATCTTCCAACTTGACAACTCTTAATGTCTATGCAGCCTCTAACCTTAACCAGTCTCTGACTGTCATCGGTGGTGCTAATCTGTATTCGTACCTCAACGCAGCTTCACTTGTAGTGCCCGGTACATCAAATCTTTCAGTTCTAGAAGTTACAAACAATGTATTGGTACAAGGTAACTTGATTGTGAGTGGAAACTCAAACATCACTGGACAACTAAATACTCTTTCAAACATTTCTACACCAGCAAATGTAATTATCGGATCAAACATTGTGCCAGGTGCTTCCGGTGCCAATGCAGGTAATGTCCTAATGACTGGTAATTTGGTTGTTCAAGGAAACGTATATTTTTCATCTGGAGCAGTTGGAACAATTGGTGGTTTGACACTGACGACAACAGCTAACGTGTATCTGTCTTCTCCATTTTCGAATGATTCAAATGGAAATGCATATTCACTTCCACTCTTGTCACCTTTCGAAATCAAAGGAACATCTGCATTCATTTATGTATCTAATGGAGGTAATATCAAGTTTCAACTTCCTGGAACATATGTCCTTAGTGGCTTCTTCCCTGGTGATGCAACTATACTCAAGGTGGCAATTGGTTCTTCAGTAACTGATACTACACCAACTACTAAAAACTATTTTTACATTCAAAATTTTACAGCGACTGATAGGTTCAACATCCCATTGGTCATTACTGATCAGACACTTTACTATTACATTGACGTATACACTAATCAGCCTCGATCAAACTTGGCACCGACTTACGCAACACTCGGATCGAATAGTGGTACGTTTGTAAGTGTAACACCCCATGGTACATTCGTGCCTCAGGCCCTCCAGTACCCTCAAACATGGACAAATGTGATTGGTTCATCTAACATTTTTGTATTTGGTTCGGTTGGTATCGGGACGACAAACCCCCAGAGTAACTTGTCTGTGGTTGGAAGTTTGTCGGTTGGCTCTTATAGTAATACAGGTACGGCAGCCCCTTCCAATTCATTCATAGTCAGTGGGCTTGCAGGTATTGGAACATCAAGCCCAACTGCCAACCTGTATGTGGTTGGTAATATAGTATCAACAACCAACGTAACTTCAATCGGATTTGCGAATGTCGGCTCAGTGTTGATCAACGGTACACAGTTAATTGATTCGAATCGTAACTTTACGAATGTCGGTACGATGAGTACTGGTATCATCACATCGACACAGGTGGCTCTTGCAGGGTACAAAAATATAGTGTATCGACGACCAGTTTGGGGTGTTGGAAGTCGGGTTGGCGGCTTTAGAGTCAGTGTACCATATGGATCTTCGGAAGTTTCAAGTGTGGGAATATCAAATGTATATTCACCGTTTACAACTATAACAGCTGGTACAGGTGCTACTCGTAGATATCGCTTTTATGTATCATATACTTTATATGGTGCATATACATCAGCTGGGTCATTTAAGATTCGATGCTATTTCCTTGATGGTATTAGTCCAAATGTAGACTTTACTGTCACCTCAGTATTATCTTCTTATATTCAGGATGGATATTCTAATGAGCAGAATGTAACAACATCATCAGATGCTTATTTTACAGTTGTAGTCAATCCTCAAAATTATAGTCAGAGTTTACCATTCAATATTTCAATTGATTATATCGAGCTGCAGGCACTTGACAACTATTAAAATATTAATATGTAACAGGAATGGCTTTGTACCAAACAGGGACTGGTCTAACTGCCCTGGTTGGAATTGGGACGACTGATCCCACTTCCAATCTTCACGTCAATGGTAATGTCTTAAGTAACAACTTTATAGGTACATATTATGGTCCTATAGCCGGTTCAAATACAATTAGTGGTACAGTTATAACTGCATCTTCTAATGTTAATTCACCTACAATGAATACAACAACTGCAAATGCTGCAACACTCGTTGCAACAACTGGCTTTTATGGACCTCATCTTGGTTCAAATACTATTTCAGCTTCTTCTATAGGAATTGGATTCACCGCAACACCTCAAAACTATTTATCAGTATTATCAACCACCGCCCAACTTACTTCATCGGTACAAATAGCTCATCCTATTGGCGACTGGGGGCTTGTTATTAAACGAAATGCAAATGATAATGGAAGTTCTAATTTTGCATTTTTAAAAAATAGAGGTGATGCTTCTACTATTATTACACAAGGTGATGGTATAGGTAGAATATCATGGCACGCCACTACAAATGCATCAGGTCCTGTTATTCAACAGCTTGCAGAAATTAACGTAACAAATGTATCATTTTCAGCAGGAAATGCCGATGGTGCTATGATTTTTTCTACAAAACAAACTACTGATGCTGCGCCTGTAGAACGTATGAGAATTTTACCAAGCGGTTACGTGGGAGTTGGAACGAATAACCCTAGTGCTTTATTCCAAGTTAATGCATCGGTTGTAAATCCAACAGTTCCAACAGTTCACATAGGTGACAATTCTAACGATTATGGTTCTACATATGGAATGGTCCATCTCGTGAGAAGTGGAACTCCGGGTGACACAAAAGCTCATCTTTCGATCATTCGTAATGGTAACACAGGCGTCAATTTTGGTTTTTACAGTAATACTAATACGTTTGGTATTTGGCATGGATTACAAAACACATCTGCGACAACTACTATTGCTATAAATTCAAGTGGACAAGTTGGTATAGGAACTACAAATCCTACAAGACCTCTTGTTGTGAGACGTCCTGGAGCTGGTACAAGTGATATTGCAATCATGATTGGAAACAATGGTTCGGGTACAGGTTTGCGTTTCCAGACGTATGATCTTGCTGCAGATGCTAATGCTTATATGGGGCTTGGAACTGATATGGCTGGTAATTCGTATGAGCACTCACTTGTATTTCCTTATGGAACATCTAACCAGGGACGACAAACAATAGGAACGTGGAACGGGACGACATACTCGGCCAAAATGACAATTTTGGGTACGGGCAATGTTGGTATTAATAATACAGGACCTTCGTTTCTGCTTGACGTGAATGGAACATTTAGATCTTATGGTTCAAAAATCATTGTTCAAAATGGACAAAATGGAGGTTCGAGTAGAGGACTTTATTTATGGACGGAGGGTGATACTGGTTGGGGTATATACATGGCAACTTGTGGTACAGCTAGCGCAAGTCTGGCTGCTGGAACAACATCAGGAGGTGTTTTATTTAATAGTCACGCAATGAGATTTCGAGTGTATAATGGTACTGATAATGGATTTGTGTTTGAAGGTTCAAATGAAGTTACTCTTGTGAGTATAAGAGGAAGTGATGGCGCAACTTATATTAGAGGAGCAACTGGTCTTGGAATGACTCCATCCTACCGCTTAGATGTATGTGGTAGGGGTTATCTTATTCAGTCCCAGCAGTCTGGTTACGGGTGGAACAGATTTGCTGGACTTGAAGCTGATACTGTAAGAGCCCAGTTTGTTTTACAGTCTTCGTACTCTGATCTTGTAATAAGTTCATCTGAATACAATGGAAATCATGGTTCTACTATTTCATTTGTAACTTTCAGTCCTGCCGCGAATGATTATCGTAAATTCGTAATTAATCAAAATAGCTGGACAACCGATGCATCCGGAACTGGTGGATATGGCGATCGTTTGGCATTTCAATGGCAGGATGGTGCATACACGAATCCTCACAGTTATGTAAGTCCTAGTGACTGTACACTTTTACTTTATGGTCGCGGTAGGTCTGTTGGTATCAACAATATTCGAACCCCTGGGTATAATCTGCATATTAACGGTAACGACTATGCAACGGGTAGACGATATACGAGTGATTGGTGGTCTAATTATGGAACTGCTGGTTTATATAATGATTCATATTACAACAGTTTTTACAAAAATGATGCATATTACGGAAACTGGAAGATTGATTCAGGAAATGCAATTAATGGCTGGAATGGTATCCGATTTACGTAATCAAGAATTGAGTCTTATGATGGGAACAACAAGTGCTAAGGATTGTGGTGTACATAACAATACTGTTGGGTGGGTATTTTACGCAGATGCTTCTCGTAACTTTTACGTACCATATAACATTACTGCATACTGGTCTGATAGACGACTCAAGAAGGATTTTGTTCAAGTTGAAGACTATGATGAAATTCTAAATGGTATGACTGCATACAGATTCAAGTGGAATGCTTTAGGTGAGAAGATGACGGGTGTAGTAAAAGAAAATGATGAAAGTTTATCTCTTATTGCTCAGGATGTTCAGGCTGTATTACCAGGTGCAGTCAGAGTTAACAAAGCTGGTATGTCGGCAGATCCTGTTAAACAAGACGAAGAATTATTCGATTATCTAACTATCGATTTTGATAAGATTACTCCAGTACTCGTAGAAGCTCTTAAACAGACTCGTAAAGAGCTCAAAGAAACACAAGAGCGGTTAAATGCACTTGAAAAAATTATAAGTAAACAATAGAATGGGTATTATTTTACCACAGGCTGTTTTAGCATCAGGAATTCCTGTTTCAAACGCATATGCATGTATAGCATATAATGGTCTTTCTGTGTGGAAAGATCCAACAAGTAATATATATAATTTCAATGGATCTTACAAACTTTACGCAAGTAAAGAGAAGTTACTCACACCTATCGACAATTTGAATTTGTATTTTAAGAGTAACACAATGCCTGATCAGAGTCTTTACACTACATTTTATGACCAGCTCAAAACAATGTATCCAGGGTCGTTAGACGCCTAAAATATATTCACCTTCCACATTCCATGGGTATATGAATGAATTTGGAAAAACAAATGTATAACCTTCTTCTATTTTAAAGGTTAAATTACGTATCTTTATAAATCCTTCTGACAGACCTATAATAAATACAAAAGGCTGAGTTGTTTCCTTTTTATTAAAGACAAACTCAGGTTCTGTTATTTCCGGTAAAGTACAAAATTGATGCTCTATCACAGTTTTGTAAATTTCCAAGCAAGACCTATAAACATGTCCCAGTACGTATGTATCTATCAGTTTTGTTTTATTAACCATAAAACAAATTTCAGGTTTCAGGCCATTTTTATCAAAATATATAAAACTATCGTTTATAGTCTTTTTCTCTAGTTGTAAAATTAAATCAAGTGGATAATTGATTACAGGGTACAGATTATAGCGTTCTTCTGGTGGAAATACGAGTATTCTTTGTTTTCCATTAAATTGACATAGTAATCCATCTTTGAGTTGATAGTGTGGAATAGAGTTTACATTGCCAAAGTTTACAGAAACTAAAGAATCTGTTACGGGAGTTATAAACTTTGGTGCATATTCCTTAAGTTTACTGCATCTTGCTTCAAGTAATGCATACTTTTTATTTTGAGTAGTGTAAAATTCATCAAAACTCATATATTCAACATCTCCATTAAGGATATTAGGAACAAAACATTTATCTTCACTTTTGTGAATCATTAGCTCGTAATCTTCAAATACTTTTCGTGGTTCTATTTTGGGAATTCTGTGACTTTTAACTTTTGGTACATCCTCTCCATAAACTTGGCCCTCTTTCCATGTAGACTGTTTAGTCTCTTCGTAAAGAAACAATATGGAAAAATTAAACTCTTCTGAAAATAAAAAATACCACCATCCAGCTGGGATATAAAGCATTTCACCTTCATTAATAATAAATTCTTGACGTTTTGCTTCATAATATAAAGGAAAGTCATCCTTATCTGGAGTTTCGTTTGTTATACGAGAAAATCTCCTTTGTTCAAAAAAATTTTCGAGATTCATTCTACTAATCCATCTGTTTTTTAGTAATCACATTTCTCCACAGCCATCCTGTAAGTATAAATTTTCTTGTGGCTGGTCTTCCGCAATGCATATAGTCCCATGTAGCTGGAAACATGACAATACGTCCTTCAACTGGATTTACAGTCTTGTAACAAAAGTCCGTTTCACCACCTTCTTCGATTGTATTCAAGTAAAATAGAAATGTAATGATTCTCTCTTTGCCATGTTCAACTGCGGAATCATTGTGCCAAATATAATGCCCACTTTCTTGAATTTGATACCCCGTGTGCCATACATCTGTAAATTTTTGTGGTTCCGGAAATTTACTATTTATAAACTCTTCGTATTTCTGAATATAATTCTTAAGTATAGCATCGAGTTTCTTACATACATCTTCCCATTCCTCTAGTCTAGATATATATAAATCTTTGGAAAACTTGACATTTGCATATAAAACCAGCAAAAGTCACCCCAGGTGCAGCTCTTTTGTCAAATTCAAATTTTTTTATGACATCCTTACAAAACTGAGAATCTAACACACCATCTTCAGTGTATATAAGATCCATAATATGTTTAAAGAGTTTATAATCTTTATTAATAAAATGAGCAATCAGAGATGGTTACCACGTGATGTATGGGGTAGACATCTTTGGGGATATATTCATACGATATGCATTGTAGATGGAGATGAGTGTATTGTAGAACAACAAAAAGAAATAAAAGCTATTCTTGAAAATCTAACTGGAATGATTCCATGTCATATATGCTGTAAACACTATGAAGCTTTGTTATCTAAATATCCTCTTAATTTTGTTGATCTTTCGAGACCACTGGCTCTTTTTGAATGGTCTGTTCAGATTCATAATGATTTTAATAAAGGATCTGATAAACCAGAATATACAGTTGAGCAAGCTCTTAACCACTGGGCTATTTTAAGCTGTCGTCATCGTTCTGTTAATATTAAAGGTGCTTCAGATATCACTCCCGAATTTCTTAGAAAGGAAATTATAAAAGAGTGTGGTCCTATTGATGTTAATATAGTCTCACTTCCAAATACATTTTAACTATTATGATAATTGGGTAAAACTGTAGCAGTAAGACTAATATCATTACCATTTCCAACTCCACCACGACCTCTCAAGCTAGCCACATCAAATGCTGAAGCATTTGACAAACCAAGTTGTCTACGGGCATAACGTATCAGACTATTCATGTCGGTGGTGTAGCCAGTGACAGTGTATGAATTATCTGGTATCACATACAATCTAAGTTCACCTATATGAACTGGTGAATATCCATTAAACTGATTAGATGCTCTTATATTTAGCGAAAAACTATTAAATAAAGTTGTAGTATCTGATGGATAAAAAGTTCTTGTTGAACCAACAGTCCAGTTTCTTTGACCAGAAACGTTATGTAAAACGGTACTTCCTGTATATAAAGTCCATGCACTTGGTGCTTGTTGGGCACAGCAATTATCTGTACGGAGCTGAATAGTATAATAACTTAAACGACCATAAAATGGCATGTACAAATAATTATAGATGTTCTGACCAATATCATTATAGTAAAATGAAGTATTAGTGTGCCACCCTGTCTTTCCATTTGTATATGCTCCTCTCTTATCAAAAGCACCACACCCTGGCCATTCGTCTCCACTATATCCTGGATACTGAGCACCAAGTGCTTCACTTGCACCACCGTAATATACAGAAGCTACATTATCATTATTTGTTCTAAGAGGTACGTCAATGTTAATGTAATAATTCAAAGACCCTGTTTTTCCCCAGCCTCCCCCATATGGAACTCTTGATGTATTATTTGGAGGAACCTCCAAAGTGCAATTTAAAGCTACCATTATATTATAATGGGAATTTTTATTAAAGAGCCTATTGAGTTTGAGTCGAATACTTATTCAAATGTCTATATGAGTTTTAATAGTCAGGCTATTTTACTTAATCCAGCTAAACCATATTATGTACTTCATGCTCAGTATACAGTTCATCAAGATTCTGTAGATGGACCTATAGTCTTTTTAGACTGTATAAGCAGTCCTGTTACAGAAAATGAAAGATTTGGTAACCCCTATGAGGTTTTATATAGGGAATTAAAGCTAAAATGGCCAAATTATAGTGATGTTTAATAACAGATGTATGTGTATGCAGATTCAACAAATCGCGACACATTGCTGTATCCATCAGGAAACAGTTACACCCTTCACTTGACAACCCCAGCCAAGTCAGTGACGCGTGTTGACCTTGTAGCCGCCAAAGTCCCAAATACCATGTACAACATCAACAACGGTACTAATATTATACAAGTGAATGGAGTTCCGTTCAGTATCCCAACTGGGTTCTATTCAGCCTACGGTATTGCTGACGCCTTGGCAAGTCGTATTGGACTTGAAGTCAAGTATCTCCCAGATGAAGGTAAGCTCTGGTTTTTCAGTTCCATCTCAACATTCACTCTCCAGTTGATGACTTCTGAGGTTCAACGAGTATGTGGATTCACATCGAATACTCTCCATACAGCAACTCAGACAACTCTGAATCCGGCCTATACATCCTTGCCTACTGGCTATTATATAAAGTCTCACAATGTTGTTGATCTATCCATAAATGAATTTGTCTTTCTGGACATTGACGAGCTTAGGACGACTCAGGTGACTGATTCCAAGGCATTGGTCGGCGAGACGTACTCCAGTCAGACGATTCGTAGTACGTTTGCTATGATCCCCATGGATGTTGGCTCAGGGTGTATCAAAAACTTCAAGGAGGATCACGACTATGTCATATCAATCACTTATCCTCAGCCTATTGTGAAACTGTCAAGAATAACAGTGAGATGGTATGACAAATTTGGTCAGCTCCTCAACTTTAACGGGTTCGAGAATAACGCCTTTGTGCTTCGAGTCCATGAGATGCCACCACCAGAAGAGGATCCAGAAGAGAAATCGAAATCTATAACTGAAGTTGAACTACAACGTCTTATTGAGTCCTTGATTCCACCACCGGCGCCACCTAAACCAGAAGTGAAGAAGGTGGTCATACCCAGGTTCCTTATGTACCTCATTTTATGCATTGTCATTGCAATGACTGGGTTTACACTATGGAAGTCATCTCAGCCACCACCTGTACCACAGGCACCTCAGATTCCACAATTAAGCCGGTTTATTCCACCACCACTCAGGCCTCCAATGGTGCCTAGACTGATTTGAGTCACGTCCTCTTAAAGACTTTATTACATACTATTAGTAAATGCCTTACACTCCGTTGTTCGCGCAGAACTTTGCATCAACAGGAGGAGGTGATCTTAGTAATTTGAACGTAAGTGGAAATACATTCATGTATGGAACCCTGAACTGTATCTCCAACTCATTCTTTATGAATACACTCAAGGTGACGTCGAACCTTATTGTTACAACTAACGCCTACGTCGGTACGACCCTGAATGTAGTCAACTATATCAACACTGCTTATCTGAACACAAATGGTCTAACGACCACGGCGAATATAGCCAACACCGGAGGTAATGTAGCCCTGACTGGTAACCTCATTACGACTAACATCTATTGTACGAATGTCATTACGCAGTCTAACATTTCAAACACATTTGGTAATGTAGCAATTACTGGTAACTTGGTTACGTCTCAGAATATTTATTGTATGAATCTATTTCTGCAAAGTAACATAGCAAACGTATATGGTAACGTTGCTCTGACCGGTAACCTCATTACTACTAATATCTATTGTACAAATGTCATTACTGATTCAAACATCATAAATACATTCGGTAACGTCGCAATTACTGGTAACTTGGTTACATCTCAGAACCTGTACTGTGCAAATCTATTTTTACGCAGTAACATTGCAAACGTGTATGGTAATGTGGCACTAACTGGTAATCTCATTACGACAAACATTTTCTGCACAAACGTGATCACGCAGTCTAATATTATAAACACGTTTGGTAATGTTGCAATTACGGGTAACCTTGTTGCTTCTCAGAATGTGTTTGCCCAGAATATGATTTTAACAACAAACGTCATATCGACATCTGGAACTGTAAATATGTCAGGTAATGTGGTTGTTCAAAGTAATTTACAAGCTAATAATTTGACAGTCGTTTCTTTCATTAATGGGTTGTTTTCCTTGATTGGTTCTTCATATTTTTACCTTAATAACAACCTGACTCTTCCTACATATCTTTCAAAGTCGTCTGGTGTCAATTTTTTCGGCATCTCACTTGCTAATTTCAGTGGTGGTCAGACGTCCAAGTATATTAGCATTACACCAAATGGTAATTTCCAGTTTAATACAACAGGTTTATACAAGTTTACTGCTGTGTTCGCATCTGATGCTGCTTTGGGCCGTGTAGCCATTGGTGCTTCAGCGACTGATTATACAGTTGGAGGTCGACCATCAAATATGAATGACTATCTATACGTGTATCAGTATGATGTGACACAAGTACCGACAATTCCAGTAACTATTCCAATTCTAGTCACTAATACAACTCTGAATTACTATATTGATATTTTTGCATACCGTACTTTGCCTACTGTCTTGTATCAAACAAACAAACCAAATTTAGGTGATTATACTGATTACATAGGTGGTACATATATTGCTATTAGCCCATTCTAAGCTTAAGCACGAGTCACTGCGTAGACGGTGCTTGGCTGAGCGATGGTCACGTTGCGAGCCACATTCTTCACAACGGTGTAGACCACAACGGCCAGCAGGGTGGTGAACAGGGCCGACAGTACATAGTAGTTGGGGTTGTTCTTGTTAACAACGACCAGCGTGCTGATCAGGAAGCGGACAACGTCCATCCATGCAATGGCGGCGGCAAAGGAGAAACCGGCCACAACGGCGTTCAGGGCCTGAGACTCAACCTGGGTAGCAATGTTGGCAATACCAGCTGGCAGGGCATACTTCTCTTCGGTGGACATTTATAATAATCATACAAAAAAAGTCAAGGCTCAGGATCAAAGTCACTTTCTTCCTGAAACTTGGCATAGTGGACCTTTGGAGGGAGCTCTTCTTCCTCTTCTTCCTCTTCTGGATCTACTGGATGGAATTCTTTTTTGTACCCTTTTGGTTCCCAGTAATCGACATCATCCATCTGATGTATTAAATAGAAGTTTACCAACTCCATTTTCCGTAGAGAATATGTTAAATGAGCGTGCGTATACATTAACAAAACGAGGCTGATCTGATGGTAATACATTAAGTGTCAGAAGCTGTTTAGATATACGACCAAAGTTAATACTTCCAGTAGGTTCTATATTTTCAGGGTCAATACACATTGAATAAATGTAAAAGATACTACGATTTGGTACACGTGTGTGATAGTCCATAGGCTGAATGACACTCAGGTACAGAGGTGTACCGAGTTCCTGTGGAATTAGATCAAACCCATCGAGTTTTAAACCAAGATTTACAAGATGGTGAGTGATTGTATTACTGTAATTATAGTTAAACACATTAGCAGTGGGAGTTTGATACTTGATCACAACGAAAATCTCCTTTACTGGATTCATAAAATTTAAGAAATATCGAACCTGTGTTTCTCCTGGTGATATTGTACCTTGAAAAAGTTGAGTTTGTTCTGTAAGATATGTACGTGGTTTAGACTGAAACGTCCTAGCTTCGAAATCACTTAGATATACATATTCAAATAAAAAGTCTGCCCTGATGATATCTTTTATCAAAAATGGAGGGGATGTGAAATCGAGTGAATTTCTAAACTTGATACGAATTTCTGCTGAACCCTGATTGAGTGCGCATAATGGAAATCCTCTTTCCATAGCTGAGAATGGAAGAAGTATATAAAGTGTTATAGAGTCACTTGTCATGATATCTTTTCCTGTTGTAGCCGAAATGATTGGTTGTTTGGTTTCGGGCATAGCAACTTCCTGCATGAGCTCGTTAAACTCTCCGTAATATCGTTCTATACACTTGCGATCAATAAGCAACTCTGCAAATTCTATAATATAATTGCCAATAGAGTCTACATATGTGGATACTGGTTTACTCGTTGCTGGGTCTATATCGATTGCAGGAAGTTTAAGACGGATATACATTCTTGTAATCAAATCGCCTGCATGTGGAATTTGCTGTGTATACAAACTTCCATAAATTGGTTCGCCCTGAAACTGGAAAGCAAGCATCTGAGATTGGAACTTTGGGCGGGCTGCAAATTCATCTACAAAGTACGAATACTGTGGACCGTATTGAACAAGCTCGTAATCTGAACGACCTTCAATAAGAGATCGTATACCTCCGACATCTTGTTCAAGTAAATTCTTACTCATTCTACTATTACTGAGAACTATTAAATAGTAACCCAGCGAGACCGTGTTCAACTCTTAATATATTGTAATTTATAGCATAAATGTCAAGTTGTTTTTCATAAAAAGGATCGGGGCTCATGTTAATCTCCAGTACCTGCTGCTTGATACGACTAAAGTTAACATGCCCGGATGGATTACTGAGAACCTCTGGTTTCAACGAAAAGGAGTACATGAAAATATTTGAAGTCACCTTGCTTCCTGCATAGGCAGGGGCTGTTCTTTTATCCAGAACTTCGAGAGCACCGAGGTAGACGGCATCTGTTGCAGCTGTTGTAAAAGCTTCTTGACCATTAAAATACAAACCCATGTTTAATAAACCATTTTGTGAATAATCAAAGAGATCAACATTCTTGTTTAGGTATACTTTATTTGCATTTATAGTACGATCATTACGTATAAATATTTGAAGCATAACTACTGGATTGATAAATTTAAGTTCGAAATATCCACCAACAGATCCTTTAGCAAGTCTATTCTTTGAAACTTGAAGTTGCGCAATGAGATATGTAAGTTTTCTAGTTTTGAAAAAATTCAACTCTGGACCTGTGAGATATGCATATTCTCCAATGACAGTTGCATTTATGAAATTATTTGTATTTATTACATATGGTTGAATATTATTGGGTTGTAAAAGAGGGAATACAAATAATAGTGGTTTACCGAATGAACCACCATAATATTTAGTTTTAACTGGTGAAAATCTCACCCATAACTGTACATCTGTAGCTGTTGGTAAAAGAGGGTTGTATATCACTGGATCAGTATAGTTTGTGCCATCAATTGTTATAGGATATGCCGAGTCTATAACAGTTACAGCATTTGAATCAATTCCAAATGCAGATAAATCAATTAAGAGCTCCATATCATTATAAACAGTGCCAGTGTATATACCCCCACTTAAACTCAGTGTGGTTCTATCAAATGATTTTTCGATACTTCCAACTGTAATGTTATTAGAAGTTGGTGTCATGGAAAATTGCGAATAATCGGCACCAATATTGTAGTTTCTTCCGAAATTATTAAATTTAAAATATAGTTCGACATCTTGACGGTACAGAGACACGAGTGGTAGAGCTAAACCAGTTTCACGATAAAAGTAAAATGGAAGATTGATGATGTATGTGCGGTTATTTGTAATTGCAGAATAATCGTCCTTTCCATAAAGAATTGTAAGAGCTGGTTTATTTTGAAGTTCGGTTGTCATATCCATATAGTTTTGAATATACTCACCAGTAATCACCTCTATAAGCTGACCTCCTATACGAAGCTCAACACTATCTATGATGGCTGTTCCTACACAGTTTGTGTAAGCAGATTGAATAGCTGTTGGAATGGTATTACCTGGAACCCAACCAGCTTGTAACAGTGAAAGTGAAGAGGATGGACCTCCTATAAATTCTGGTAATGATTGTGTAGTTGAAATAGGAACATTTATAGGATCAACTTCATAAGGAAAATAATCGTTTGTAATACCATAAAAATCTGAGAAACGTATAGGCTTAATTGAAATTTGTGCAGCAAGACCTATGTAGTCACTAATTTTAAACACACCTGGAAAAGAGAATTCATTTTCAATCTGCAGAGCTGATAGCACCTGACCAGTAAGTTGTGCAATAAGCCATTGTCTACTCTTATATTGATAATTGTCAACAGTTGTTACAATCTTACCAATAGGTGGAACAAATGAAAGGTATGTTCCATTTGGTATTTCAGGAAACACTTGATAAGTGTATTGAATGGTAATTGACGTTGAATCGGGTATTGCTATTACATAAGCATCTCCAAAAATTTTAAGTTGTGATCCCTTGATCAAATATCCATTTCCATATTGACCCGAATCACTTACAGTCAATGTAACACTCGTAGAACCGACTAAATCAGCAGGTCTGGCCGAAACCAATACAGTTTGGGCCAGAAGTGTGTAAAGTGCCTGAAGTTGAGCCAAGTTAAGCTTGGTCAGGTAATTAATGTTGTAATATGGATCTTGTGGCGGATTAGGTGGTAACACCATCCTCTAGTTTTTACTAATCTTTTTGTCTAGCTCCTGAACGGCAGCAACTAGATGTGTAAGAATTCGCTCCCATCGAAGAGACATTGGTTCTCCTGGGCGAACAGCACGTGGCTCAATCTTCTCCACCTCTTGAGCTATAAACCCAAGGTCCCCGAGTCCTGGTTTAGGAGACTCTTCATTCCATGTAAAATCAACTGGTCTGAGACGACGAATTACATCCAGAGATGACTCTGAAGTGATGGTTACAACATTACTTTTTAGACGACCATCACATACAGAGTTGAAACCGATGATATCATCGGTTGTCGTCAGGTTTCCAGTAATGTACACGTTACTGAAGACGTTTAATGAAAACATACCTGGACCACCGTATGTTGTCGGTGGTGGAGCTACGTTTCCATACACATAAAGATCACCTGCCACAATAACATTGCCATCCTGAACAATAGGCATTTACTATTATTGAGTAGTTTATTCTTTAAGTTCAATGAAGACGGGACGGCCTAAGGCCGTCCCGTCATTGACTACTGGGTGCAACAAAGCGGCCGAAGGCCGCTTTCTCTTTTAGGTTACTCACGAGCTCCGGTGTATGAAAGTGCTGCTGGGTCAAACCCCCAAAAGATGGCTGATTGAGTTGTAGGAAATGCAATCTTTTTAATAGTAACTGGTGTACTATAGAATGAATAAGAAACGTTACCAGTGCCTCCAGTAGAAAATGATACACTTACATTTGATGTAACAGGAATAATTTGCTGAGAGCTGAATGTAGTAAAAACGGAATTACTTGTAAATGAATTTGCTGATGTTTTTACAGTAGCCTTGTATGGAAGACCTACAATTGTCGTATTTTTTAACAACTGTACATTCGAAAACTCTAATGTCGTTTGAGCTCCTATGACAATATTAGAAAAGTCTGCATAAAATACTGGGTTTAATCCAAGATACAACGTACCTCCTATATTTGAAGGTGGTAGTCTATCAATGATAGTTATAATATTTCCAGCTGGAGCTATCGTAACACCTAAAATATTAACTGAATTTGGAGCACTTTCTATAGTCACACTAGGATTAAACTTAAAATCAACAAATGTCATATTTAAATTAGAATAATCAATCTGTGATGGATATTGTACACTTATCAAATTAGATTGACATAATATTTGATCATTAAACTGAATTGTAATAGGCATACGAGGAGCATTCATTGAAATATATTCAGTTGTTGAAATGTTAACAGGTGTAACTATATTTGAACTAACAGGAGTAGTGGTAGTTACGTTTCCATTAAAAAATGGAAGACCTATTATATTAGTTCCAACTGGAATTGGATGTGTGTTGGAAGTGATATTAAAATATACATTTGAAAATGGTTTTACTAAAGAGTAAATTGATTTCCAACGCCATGCATTAGTTGGATTATCATATGACAAAGAAATGAAATCATTTCTAATCCAGGGGACTGATGTCGCAGATAAAACAGACGCATTTGAAACCTCAGTTAATGTTGTTTTATCATAAATTTTAATTGATACTGGTTGGAAAATAGGATTAAATAAATAAGATGGACTAAATGATATTTCTATTGTACGATATGTAAAAACTATACCACCCGAATCAAAAGTTTGAAGTTTATACGGGTTGCTAATTATAGTCTGATTAAAACAATTTGCATACTGTGTAAACCCAGAAAACGACTGTGTGTGAAATGAAAGATTCATTGTGACTGGTATGTTATTTGCATTGTAGTTTATAGCCGAAATTGATACTAAATTTGATATGGATGTAAGATTTGTAATAGCCATTCCCACAGAAAGAGGCTGTCCAGAGACTGAGATAATACTAGCCGTTACGGTATTACTATTTACACATGCAGGTACAGTCATGTTTACTACAGAAGTTGAATATGATGGAAAAACTATATACTGTCCGGATGTCATTGCAGATGTATTCGAGTATGTAACCAGAACCAAACGGGCCGATGATAATTGACCAGTAAAAACTGACGACTCTGGTGCAGATATAGGTGAATACGTGTTGTAATATTTTACTGAACGCTGTGCATAACAAATTGTATTGGAATTATCTGAAAAATAAACTTTGAAATTAGGAATATTTGTACGTACAAGAGTCTGTGTTTGTGCATCTATATAATTGTATTCGTTAAAATATGGATTTATATTCGATTGAATATTAGTTGGAAGTGGATATACCCATCCAGGTCCAGGTGTAAATAAAGGAGGTAAAACAACTTTTAAAGATGCCCCCATCAAAAGATCTCCTTTATACGGTAACTTCACAAACCCAGAACCTCCAAACTGAATAGGTGTATTGAACGGATACTCTTCTGAGTTGAGCAAAAATGGCGAATGTCTACGAAATACACCAGAAAAGTAAGACACCTCAGGTTTACCATATAAATATACATCCTGCATGCCCACTGCAGCAAGCTGAATTGATGCAGATGACATTTACTATTATCGACGCGTATTTTTTAAATACGAAAAACCCACGTCGATAATAGATGGCTAATAAAGCCGGAGCTGTACAGCTTCAGTTGCGTAAGTTTGATCCATCAACAATGCCAGATAATGCAACGTGTGTCTTTTTAGGTCGCCGTCGTACTGGTAAGTCTACGCTAGTAACAGACATTCTGTACCACAAACGTCATCTTCCAGCCGGCGTAGTAATGTCAGCAACAGAAGACGGTAACGGCCACTACAGACAGTTTATACCAGACCTTTTCATATATAACGACTTTTCACGTGAGGCGGCTGAAAAACTCTTTGAACGTCAGAGGAAAATGAAGGCGGCTGGAAAATACGCCCCGGTATTCTTCCTGATGGACGACTGTATGTATGACAAAACAAGAATGAAGGAACCTATCATCCGAGAAATCTTCATGAATGGACGCCACTACAACATCTTCTTCCTCTTTACTGCCCAGTACGCAATGGATGTACCACCAGCTATCCGCGGAAATATAGACTATGTGTTTGTACTCAGAGATAACATTCGTAAAAACAGAGAAAATCTCTACGAATCTTTCTTTGGCTGCTTTCCAACAAAAGATATGTTTTTCCAGGTTATGGATTCATGTACTGAAAACTACGAGTGTCTCGTATTAGACAATACAGGAAAATCAAACAAGATTGAGGATAACGTGTTTTGGTACAAGGCGCCTATTCGCAAAAACTTTAGACTCGGCTCAGATGCAATGTGGCAATATCACAGAGCTCATTATAATCCAAGGGCTATTCCACCAGTAACAAATGCAAGCAGACCAAGAGGCTCTCAGCGCGTAGTTGTAAAGAAAACATAATACCAAACCAAAGTAGATGGTTGAACTTGTAGATATATCAAGTGGCCCAATTCGTCAGGGAAATGATTTAACAGTCGGTATGAGAGATTATATGACGGTTCAGCCACCGCCTTCAAACATGCAGCAAAATTCTCCACTCATCGCTCCGCCATCCAATCCGGAAAAAAATACTCTGTCAGAAGTAGAAATGAATCTGTCTACACCGATCGAGGAGGTTCTTGACACCCCCATGGGCCTTATGAATCCACAGGTTGGCCTTCAGCAGCCCGACATGATTGATGCTCGCAGCGTTCAGTCCCACCCAGCACGTCCAGTCGAGGCTGTGGCAAGAAAGACTGGAGGCAGTGGAAACCCACTCAACCTCAATGATGATCAGCTGCTCGCTCTCCTCGCCGGTGTTGCAGCCGTTGCAGCCTACTCCAAGCCAGTACAGGGTAAGGTGTCTGAGCTCATGCCAACTGCATTCGGTATGGATGGTCAGCTGTCAACCACTGGTCTGGCCCTGACTGCATTCATTGCTGCAGTCATCTTCTACCTGCTCAAGAACTTTGTCGTGAAGAAGTAATTGTCGTCCATTCCTTAAGCATCACCATACCTGGCGGCGCCCCCTTTACTTTATAAACATTTGAACACCGAGTCATATCGACTTTGTTGTACCCTTTTGAGCGTATCAAAGCAATACTCGCAGCCATCTGTATACACTCTGGTGTTGCTTGACCCTTTAAAATTACATGAGCTCCAGGAACTCCTTGTGCATGAAACCACCAGTCATCTGGTTCACTGTGTACAAATGTTACTTGATCGTTATCAGTAGCATTTGTACCCACGATTATAGTACATCCCGCAGGCGTCGTCAGCGTTTTCATTTAGTCTGATATGTGATGTCCACAGTATGGTTTGCGAGAGATTCCTCTGTATATACCCATTCTGCTCGCGATAGCCTTAAGTCTGTGTAAATTGTCCCAAAAGTGTCCCGAATGTTTGTACTCTATAACAGTCACATGAGCCAACTCATGCAAAAGGACGTGAAATACATTGTTTATATCAGCTCCATCAATACACACGAAAATTTCATACCCCTTATTCACATTGTAACCAACTTCACCCTTATTAAACATACCTGTTACAATCAGCTTTTTGTGTAGTATTGGAAACTCATTTGTATGTCTGAGTTCCTTTCTGAGGATCTCATACTTTTTATCAAGTTCCTGCATAATCTTCGGCTTGATCATTGATGATACAACGCACACTAACGCTAATACAATGAGTATGGATATTTTGACTTCCATCTCCTCTATTATAACCGTTCGAAAATAAATTGAGAGTATACATCTGTGATCCTACCATTCTTCTCCTTTGAGAATGGTTCCCACTTGGTCAAGATCAACTTGGCCTCCATACATAGTTGAACCAAAAGAGTCTTGTAACACAGAGGTTCTGGGATCGCCCCCTGGCTGTAATATGGCCCGTCACCAAAGTTGACGATAATCATCTCTCCAAACTTTGGCTCGCTCTTTCCGATACTCCAACCCCGTCTGATGGTGTTGCCCAGATCATCCTTCCAGTCCTGAGGCTTTTCCAGAATCTTCTGAGCATCCGGAACAACACCAATAAACTTTCCACCGGGCCTAAGCAGATTTGCGACGGTCTGAATACACATTCGGGCATATGATTCTTCAGTGAAAATGTATTGGAGTGAAAAGTTATAACACACATAGTCGTACTGCTCTGCAGGAACCTTCAGAATGTCACCTTTGAAAAATCGACACTCTGGAAAAACAACAACTGCTCGATTCCGAGCCTCCAGGAGAGATTCTTCATCAGGTTCACACATAGTCAGGTGAGCACCAACAGCCCTCCACTTTTGGAGATCACCACCTCGGCCCGAACCAACGTCAAGTACTTTGGAACCATGTTTAATGTTTTTTAAGATGAACGCTCTTTTGAGATCGTTGTGATATCGGCGCAGGTTTTCCATTAAAGAAATAATGTTCTATTCTTCTAAATGTCTTTGGAGCAGGATATGACTACTGTCCCAGGTCAACTTTATGCACTCATTTCACTCGTCGGACCCGAACTGCCACAGCGTAATGAAAAGTTTGGTCTCAAGATTCGGGGCGTCTTCAACACTCGCGAGGAGGCAGCGAATCACGCCAAGCGTCTTCAGCGTGAGGATGCCACCTTTGACATTTACGTGGTTGACATGTACAAGTGGCTTCTGATTCCTCCAGACCGTGACCGTATCGAGGATGTCCACTACCAGAATGAGAAGCTCGAGGAGATTATGACCAAGTATCGCGAGAATCAGCGTATGGCTGCAGCCATGTTTGAGAAGCGCAAGAAGGATATGATGGCGACCCCTCTGCCTAATGACACCCCATTCATTGACCCATCGGACGAGAATTCCAAGTATTACAACCGTCCAGATGTGAAGCCAATTCCTCACCCATCAGAGATTCTCGAGGATCTCAAGAAGGAGTTTCCAGACAAGTCTATTGATGAGCTAGTCAAGCTGGCTGATGAGCGGATTGCCGATGAGGTTGAGCGTCGTCGGATTGAGCAGGAGAAGGACCGCGAGGCTGCAGTTAAAATCTCAAGTGAGAATTAAGGATGCCACCAGTATTGGCCATCATACTCAATGTTGTAACAATTTTCATGGTGTTCAGTTTGTATTACCTTGTCTATACGCGTTATAGTAAACGCGAGGAAGTGAATGAAACTGCAATGGATGTATGGAGAAGTATGGCGAGTGAACAAAAGGAGAGCGCGTGGAATGGATTTTTAAATGAAACCATTGCACAAGCTAAAACAGGTCCTATTGGTAGTTTTGTAAGTTATGAAAAGACACCACCAGTCATGGGTCGACTCTATATGATTGTTAAGTGACTGCGTCACTTTGGCTGAATAACAACAGTTGAAACCATTGACTTGCCAACAAATAAACCAACAATAAATGCTAAAAATATAAGAAACAAAACCTTCTTTGATAAAGTCTCTATTAAAGAAGGCTCTGTTTGTATCTGTTCAGGAGGAGGCTGATAATACATGTACTGCGGCATCATCTGTGGCTCCTCTTCCTGAATAGGTTCGAAATTTGGTCTATCATCACCATATCTATGAGGAGGTGATGGGGGAGGTGGTGGAGGACGTGTAGTAGAAAATGTTGATGCTGTTTCCATCTACACTCTGATAACCTTTTTTCACTCTTCATCTGTCGCGGGCTCCTCCTCTGGCTCATCCTCCTCCTCTGGCTCATCGTCATCAATGAAATCGTCCATATCATCCTCTTCATCTTCGTCAAGCTCTTCATCCGAGTACTCAATCTCTGAAGTAACCTCGGACTCGTCTGAATCGTAGTCCTCTGGAGCGTAATCATCCTCTACAACTTCCTGAGGGACATACCGATCCGGTTGCTTTATGACCCGGCCTGAACGTGTCTGACGGATCATCTATTGGTGGAGGAATTGTATCGTTTAAGTACTTTGGAAAGAAACGAGCACCAACACGAGCTGATGTTCTTTGAATTATTTCTTCACCTGTGAGTGCAAGGCGGTCTGCTATGCCATTTAAATCCTCTGCTAGCTCAACCTGATCCGCCCTCTGTGTATAAAGAGACAATTCGCGAATTGCCTCGAGTGCGTCATACAAACCTCTTGCCGCCTTATGTGGATCAACTTGTACATAACGATCACATTCATTCACGCCAGCTACAAACTCTTTAAATATATGTGGCGCCAAACCTGAATATGGATGTACCTCGTTTATAAATCTCTTGAATGGTTCAGCTGGAGGGATGTGAAACGGAAAAAAAATCGTAAATAGAAACACTAGTAGTAATATTTTCAGCCACAAGTCCATCCTTGTGTAACTCTTCTATAATAGAGGGAGGAAGAATATGCGCCTGACCAGTGTGGCCCGACTCTCCACACTCTGGGTCGAGACACTTTTGTCGAATAGTCATCTGTCTATTCTTTTTGTAAATACTGAACCAAATATGATTTCTTCTGTGATTGGTATGAATATTTTCACAGTATCTCGAATCGGTCAGGGCACAAAGCACCTCTAGATCACCTTTGTCCGACTTGATAATTTTGTGTATAGTGGCTTCACTTTGTCCCTCTAGATTTTTTCGAATAAATGCCTCAAGTTTATCTGCAGATTCCTGAATCACCTTCTTTTTCACTTCGGTTTTAACCCCATGCAGTCGAATTGAAAATAGATCCAAAAGGTCGGTAGCCGGTACTATTGGTAAATCACTTACTACATTTGGTGAAATACGTTTCCAAGGCTTGTACTGCGTAGACCCAGGCTCGGTCTTGTACGACCATAGCATTCGAAGACCTGAACCTTGGTAAACGGCAATGTCAATTGCAGATGCCCAGTCATACTCAAACTCTTCGCGAAGTGCCAAAATAATCTGACTACGCCATTGAACCGCCTCTTGCTTCGTCACATGAAGATCCGGCCAGTGAATGTGAACACCAGTCTTTACCAAATCCCCAACCATTCTAGGATCTGCCAGAGCCACAAAACACGCTTGGTCAATGACACTACACATAATTCTACAAATTCGAATCAATTGATCTCCTGTTAACGCCGTTGGAGCCTTGTAGTCCAGATCTACAAAGAATCGAAACGGATCAGTCTTTTGCTCAACAACGTAAAGTTTTTTGTTCTGCAACAGACTATCAATATAAAAGGCATGAAAGGATGATGGGTCCTCGACTGAGAGAATGCCTCCGTTCAAAAGAACGTGAGTAACAGGGGCATCACCTTTTCGAGTCCATCTATCCATACGTATTAAGGGAATTTCTTCTTTAGAAGATTTTTCTGCTTATGCGTCAGCTTCGAAGGTGGTACGTCATCATCCCGACTCGAAACCCATTTTTCATTGACGGTCGCCTTCCAAGGCATATTTATTCGATCCAGGGTCTTTCTGCATATAACGCAGGGTAAAGACGTCCCCATCTGACCATCACGTCTCTCTCTGCGTATCGTCAGTTCACCAAACTTACGATACGTCCAGTGAACAAACTGAGCTGGGGAATTGCCACGCCGCTTTGAAAGCTCTTTGAGATGAGAGAGCGCACGACGCTCTGCGCAACAATGGCATGTATTACCTATAAAGTAACCTCGAAGGCTACAGCTTATCAACATAAATTATTAGAGCTCTTATTCTTTAACACCTGCTGGGGTGAATAGAAACCTTTTAACAATTGAAACAACACTCTCTTCGTCAGAATCCGACGGCTCCTCCTCTTTTGGCTCCTCCTCCTTTGGCTCCTCCTCCTTTGGCTCCTCCTCCTTTGGCTCCTCCTCCTCTTTTTCATCTGGAATCATATCAGCGATATCATCATTCTCTGGTTTCTTGGTTGGCTGCTTTAATCTCTCCTCGTTGAGAATACGAAGAATGTCAACCATCTGGAGCTTCATCAGCTCATCTCTGTTCCCCTCCCCTCCCCTGAGTTTGATGATACGGTCAACGAAGTATGATTTGCTCTTCATTTTTAGTAACGCAGAGAAAACGTCTGACGTTCTGACGAGCGAAGTGTACAATGAAACTCTGGATTCTGAATTACATAGCGTGAAATGAGTGGCCAAAGTTTACGTTTCGACATTCCTTCGAGTGTATCAAACTCGAGGTTGTCATTCTCGTCGTAATTCTTGCGAAATGCAGTTTGGTTCGTTTCCATTTTCGTCTTTTCGACATTAAACTGAGAAACAATTTGAGACTGGTCGGTCTCTGACATTTTCATATCGAAAATGTAGACGTGGTAGGTTGCTCCTTCATCGGTAGTGAAATTGAAATAGCGGTATGTACCGTTTTTCAAATTCATTATACCACGTGTCTCCTCTTCGAGCTCGCGAACTGCACAACGAAGAGGGTTGTACACTTCGCGCTTTCGGCATCCGCCTGTTACAAATGTCCACTCTCGGTAACGCCGATCATGGACAAGTAGAAAGTGCGGTTGGTCGTTTATATAAGACACAGGAATGGCTATCGCTTTGTGCTTGCCTTCCATCTAAGAGTCCTGAAGATATTTATTAATAGTTCCTGCACGTGGATCATAAGTTAACATAAATACAAATGCAATAAGTGCAACCCAAGCAATCCAGTGCATTCTACTATATTTTCGAGTTTTTTAGTTGCCGTAGCGGAGACCACCCATACCATTCTGGATGGTCAGGATATTGTAGTTGACTGCATAGAAGTAACCCTGTGGGGCCGAGCCGACACCTGAGCCCAGGATGGTGTTCAGAGTGTGGCCAGATGCGAGCACAGACTTGATGCGGAAGTTGTCAATGCGAGAGAAGTTGAGGGTACCAGTTGGCTGGTAGTTGGCAGTGTCAAGGCAGAAGGGGATGATCATCACTGGGGAGCGGACATCTGCACCAGCTGCGTGGTAGCCGAAGGGGGTGTGGTAGAACTGGGGCACCTCGACCCAGTGGGGCAGGGAGCGGTACTCACCAACGTCAGTGCCGTTGATCTGCATCAGCAGCTGCTGGTTCACATTCGAGTACGCGGCAACGTTCGAGGCGATAAACTTGACTGGGTGGTTGAAGACAATCTCCTGTGTGTAGTCATTGAGGATTGGTACACGCTGCACCTGGGTAATGAGCATCTCAAACTTGTTCTTGGCAAAGTAGTCACGCTCGTTGACGTCCAGGTACAGGAAGTTTGCCCATGCAGTGAACTGCAGAGTGCTGGGAGTTGTTGTGCTCGACAGACACGTTGGGGTAGAAGAAGCCAACCTCCTGAGACACAATTGCAGAGAAGGTCTGACTTGGGAAGTTCAGAGTCACAGTCTGTGCAATGTTATTGGCGTTGTAAGTCACTGCAGACACCCACACCAGACCAGCGATAGTTGGCAGGTTGGTAACCACCATACCTGGCACAATCTTGGCACCATAGGCCGAGTTGAGAGTTGCGGTCACGCTGGTTGCAGCCGAGCTCACTACTGGCACGTACAGAGAGCCTGCAGCCACTGGGTTGTAGAAGAGGACGTCAACTGCATTGGCTTCTGTAATCGCTCCCCAAGACTGAGAGCTCACCAGCTCCACAGTCACTGTGCCAGCACCGGATGTGATGGAGGTGGCAGACACATAGGTCAGACCGCTGAATGAAGAGCCGACCATCACTGCACCCAGAGCCACCTCACCAATCACATTGCTCACACTGACAGTTGCAGATGATGCTGGGCCGCCAGAGGTGATGTAGTAGGCGGCAGCTGCATCGTCGGAAGCCGACTGGAGATCAATACCAGTTGGGTCATTCTGAGGAGTCTGGTCAGCCAGGTTCTGACCCCAGGTGATGCGAATATCAACATCGTGCATCTGCAGGGCAATCAGAGGCAGAGCCGTCTGCCACTCCTTGCAGAAGAAGAACTTGAAGGGGTAGAATGCATTATCGGCGTTCTGGATGGTGGTGCTCTGAGGCAGGTAACGGTTGGAGTACTTGGAGGCCATGCAGACTGGATCGATAGTGAAGGTGTAGAAGGGATCCTGAAGGTCAATAACCTGACCGCCAATCAGAACCTCAACACGATCAATGATCTGAGACCAGTCCAGGTCTGTACGCAGCATACCGGTGCTGTCACGTGCCGTCAGGTACATGTAGCTTAGGAGATCACCCTTGCGCTCAACACGAATAGTAGAAATACCACCAGGAGTAGGCAGGCCCTGAATGAGCTGACGCTCCACGGACTGCGCAAAGTGGGTGTACTGCTTATACTGTGAGCGAAAGAATGAGACTTGAGGACTGCCCGTGAGGTGGACATCCTGAACACCAGTAGAAACGAGCTGGGTAATACCTCCAGACATTTACTACTATGTTGTATTTTTTTCTGGCTCATACAGCTGCAATTGATTTTGCAAGTGGGTTATTTGCTAGCTGATTCTGAGCAACATCAAGCTTAGATGCCCATGGATTTGCGTTACCCTTGTAACCATTAAACTTGGCATATTTTGGACTTGCATAGTTACCCATACGACCACCGTCTGCTGGAGCTAAGGGGAATGCCATTGTGTCACGACGGACGGATGTTACTGCACCATGTGCATTCACAGGATCTGCGCGTACATTCATACGTCCAGCAGGTAGAATACGACCATTCTTTCCACGATTATCTGTGCCGCGTAGCTGAGTTTGTGTGTTCTCATAAGCACCATCCTTACGGAAGAATTGAGTACCAAAGCCGAGGCCATCGTCGCCGCGGTTGATGGTTTGAGACTTGATGCTGCTCAGCTTAGTTCTCTGGAAATCGGAACGATATTCGGGTGCAGTCAGAGGTCCACCCTGACCCTGAGCTACGCCAGGACCGGGTGCGCGATGGTAAATCTTTGGAGGACGCTGAGTCTGAGTCAGACCACCCTGTTGAGTCCAGCCAGATGGTACAATAGAACCAGGTGGACCTGCACGGCCCTCGAGCTGCACGAGACGATCCTCATTGACGTTGGTTGGCAGAACCCGGAAGTACTGATGGAAGCCTCCGGTGGCGGGCACGTTTGGTCCGACGCCGAGACCTGGGCCAACGTTCACACGCTCAATAGGTGGAAAGTTGTTCATTTTATTCGTCACTGCTTGGCGGTTATACAGATTGTAAACTGGCTGACCATATGGGTTACGGTTTGCAAATGGGGACATTTCTGCAAACGTACCAGCAACTTCTCTCTTACGAGATGGAACACCAGGGAAAGGATCGTTAATCACCGATCCCTGAAGGCCCATATCATTGGAGTTGAGATGGTATGTTTGACGAGAAGCTTGTGGAATAGGATCAATGATGGCAACCTGAGGGATGGGCTCAGCTTCAGCATCTTTGTCACTAATCCGCTTTCCTGCGTAGACGAGACCAACAACTGCTGCAAGTGCGAGTGGGTCCATACTACTTTTTAACAATACTTTTTAATTTAACGACGAAGGGTAGACTTGATAAGTGACGGGCTGGTACGTGTTGGTGGAACAGCCTCATTGTAGCGGTACGCAAATAAAACATTCTGAACATCACCACGAGTGTTTGCTGGATCTCTGGTCCAGACACGAGGATCTGGCAGAGCATACTGTTTTGGAAAATCAAACTCCTTTTCGGTCCAATAACGATTGAAACGAGAAGTGGACTGAGGACGGAGAATGTCGTCAGTGGCTACAATTTCGGTTAGCAGTGGCACAAGTGGTCCACGCTCCTCGATCATACGCAAGCCAGGCTGAAGCAGAGGCATTCTTATTACTATATAGTTTTTTAAAAATCATTTGTCTGAGTTGTGCGGTTGAAAATGCTGCGCTGCTGTGGACGTTCCATAGCTCGGAAGCTGGTATCTGGGTTGCATGCACCTGGAGTGTCACGGCACAGTGGTGCATTACGATCGCCATAAGCGGCAGTCATAAAAGCATCAATGTCATTTGGTACTGTAGTTGATGCAACAGTGTAAAAGTTACGTTCAGCATCAGCTTGGCGCTCGAATGGATGAATAAGATTCCACTGCTTGCGAACCTCCTCACGGACGGTTGGATAGTAACCAGCGGCTGGACGATCGGGGTTGTCCTGATAGTCGGTAATAAGCACATTACCCATGGGGTTGTCAAATGTAGGCATAGTCACACCACGCATTGCGCGACCATCATTAACAGTGACGAGTGCACGACCCTCCTGAATCATACCCGAACGACGAAGTACATAAAGGATGCCAAGGACGAGTGCTGCTAATGCGAAGATACGAGTGTCACGCTTGATGATGTAAATAATCACCGATGCGTACAGAATGAAACGTATCGTCGAATATGTCCGCTCCTCGGCCGTCTGACGTGCAGACGGCCAGAAACTTAGCAGCTTGTCATTTCTAAAAATTTGACGAAAGTCCATATTACTATATATTTACTTCTTTTTCTTTGGAGCTGGCTTGGGAGGACCCTGGAGCATTGCCATCATATTGCTCATAAGTGCATTCTCATCGATACCATCCTCTGAGAGCTTGCTCTCGAGCTGTTGGGCCAGATTCTCAATCATTGACATCGTGTCAGGTGGAAGAGCCATGATCGTATTTCCAAGCATGTACAGAGTGTTGATATACTGCCAAATCGCACCCTTGGTATTCTCGGACAGGTTCGTCCAGTACTTTTTCATATTCGTCTCCTTGAGGAAATCAATCTCATCGGCGTGATCAGTAAAAAAAGCCTCATTACGTGAAAAGATGTGCTGTGAATATGGTGCAACGTTCTGCATAAACGTATTCAGAGGCAGACGATCATTCGCCATACGACCCATCTCAAACGACTCCTGATAAGACTTGATCGACTCTTCCTCTGGAAACGTCTTGACCAGCTCGTTAATAAATTGCTCCATCAAATCATTGAAAGCCTTGACAGTCGTCATTTATTAAATATAAGGTTTAAATCTTTAGGTCAATAAGGCTCAGTCATAACCTGCTCATTCTTGGCACCTCCGTAAGAGATGATAAAATATACAAGGATAGCATTGAGTGCGGCTGGTTTGAAATAAACAGAGTTTGGTAAACCTGTTTGATTGTTCATTTTGTTTTTGATGTACATGTAAAGTGCTGTAATGGCGGCTGCGACAGCTGCTGCAACTGTAGGATCTTTCAAGTCCATTACTGTGGTACAGCATTTTTATCTTCTGCAGTTTCTGCAGCATCGTCAAAGAGAGAATCGGACTGTGGTTGAGGTTGAGTCTGTCCAACTGGAATGCTCTTGACTTCTGGATTGTATGGTTCTACTGGCGCTGGTTGTGTAGGTGCCTGTTCTGGAAGTGAATCGATTGGATCCATTGCAGGTGTCTCCTCTGCAGGCTCAGCCTCTTCTTCTTGTTGCTGCTGCTCCTCGTCATTAAAGTTGAACGAATCATCCTCCTCACCAATAAGATTCATTAGAATGTTATTCATTGGAATCATCTCATCCATAGTCTTTTTGATAATAACTGTAAACCGCTCAGTGAGATCAATTTCACGCTCATGCTCGGAGATATTTTTGGCGAAAATTTCTGGTTTCTTATACAGTTCAATAGCAGCCTTCTTGTAGCACGTGTGAATAAAGTATTCTGGGTCAATACGCTTAATTGTCATTTTACGTTTGTCGGATGTTAAGCGGACACTAAGCATAATCTTGATAAATGAGACGTATGTGATATTGAGCAGTTTTTCGAACATTGGGTAGTCATCCATAATCTCCTTTGTACGCTCCTTGACAATCGTCTGATTCCAATGAGGAACTTCGCGCATCAGTTTCTGGAACTGAATGAGAGGCTGAACACCTTTACACAGTTGTTCACCATCTACGTAAATTTTGTAAAATGTCATGTTCATGTGAGGGATCACGACATTACACAAAGCAAATAGGTACTCGCGTTTAGCCTCGACGAGTGTATCCATATAAATAATCAAAGAACATTAATGACCGTTTTCTCCGCGAATGCGACTGGCCACCTTTTTGAGATTTATGAGTGCTGGCATATCTCCAACTTCATCAAACACTTCATGATGTATTTCTGATGACCCTTTAACTTCCCATGTCACGTAAAGGTTTGGTCCTCCCAACTCCTGTACTTGGTACCCCAAGTTCCTGAGTTGACGGGCTAGATACGTTGTCGCCGAGTTGACATCGTACAATGGAAATCCAAAAAGCATAGATGGTGTTGATAAGAAGACTTGACGATCACCGACTTCAACAGCGTACCGAATTTTCTTATCAAATTGTTTGAGAATTTCACGATATGTTTCTTTTCGTGCACTTCTCTTTTCAGCCTCTATTTTTTGGATATCTTTAACAGATATCATCCTATTACTGATTAATACCCTTTAATGTTGACAAAACCGCACTCCTGACATCCTTGTATGGGGTGTACACATCAGGCTTGAATGGACGGAATGGGCCGTCCAGACCTGGTCCGATGGTTTCATTCATTGATATAATATCAACCTTGCCATTAGATATGCTACCAAGAATGTCATACTGAATGCCAAAGAAACCTCTCATGTTAATGAATAGCATACGGGCCGATAAACTTCCATCAGGATTCTTGTTAATGTAAATGGTTTCTACTGGAAACAGGTCCATGTCCTTGCGGCGGACTGCAGTTGCAAGGTCCTGAATAATAGTCTCTGGGACAGCAACTTCACTCTGGTTACCTGAGTATGTTGATGTACCTCTGAAATACCACAGGGCCACAAAGACCAGGGCCAAAAATACTAATATATTCATCTACTATCGTGCGCTAAAAAATTTCCAACAAAATGGTACTTGAATTTAGGATGGCTACGCTGATATATTCAGACAGATGCACCCACTGTATGGAAATTATACAATACATTCAGTCTAATCCAGCACTCAAGCCACTCGTCCGTTATCATAATATTCACAAGAGTGGAGTTCCATCGTCTCAGATTAAACGTGTTCCTTCTTTGGTAACAAAGGAGAATACCATTCTCGTAGGTGGCGAAGTGAAAAACTGGCTGACATCTATGCTGCCCTGTGACTTTACACACTATGATGGAGTTGGCATAGGTATGTCGAGCCTCGACAATACAGAGTCTGATAATCTGTTTCTCCTCGACAATTATGGCACTTCACTAAAACCAGATGTATCAAAAGAGGTTCAGGCTAAAATTGACGCAAACGTTTCTGAGGTTTATAACAACCTAAAGAAATAAACAGTAATTTCCGTAATGAAACTTCGTACGATTCAGGCAAGTGCCGTGAAGAGTATATTTGAAGTTTTAAAGGATATCATCAATGACGTAAATGTTTCATTTGACTCGACTGGTATTAGAATTCTGGCACTGGACACTGCAAGAGTTGCATTAGTCCATATGCATCTTATGGCTGAAAACTTTGAAGAGTACGAGTGTCCTGTACCAATCAATGCTGGTATGAATATGGCCAATACATATAAGCTTCTCAAGTCAATTACGAATAATGATACACTGGAGATGAAGATTGATGGTAGTGAATACATAGAACTCGTAATTCGTAATCAGTCCAAGAAATCTTCATCTCGATTTACACTGAAACTGCTCGACATCAACGAGGATATTCTCGAGTTGCCCGAACTTGATACAGATATCATAACAACTCTTCCATCGATTGACTTTCAGAGGATCTGCAGGGACATGGGAAATTTGTCAAATGAGATTGATATTTTTAGAGATGGGGACAAACTCGAGCTGAGTTGTCTTGGTGACTTTGCCAACCAGAGTACAACGATCGAGTGTCCAGAGATTTGGGAAACTCGTGTTGGGAATACATTTAGTCTGAAATATATTAACTTGTTTACAAAGGCGACTGGAATGTGTTCTAGTGTTCAGATTATGCAGCATTCTGAGGACGTAGCAATGCCTATAGTATTTAGATATAGCATCGCCAATTTAGGCGAGATGAAATTCTATCTGGCACCCAAAGTCTCCGAGTAGGTGTATTAAAGAATATTAGATTATAATAAATTATGGAAGCTCGGTACCAAGAAAAGATTGCCGAGTTTCAAGAACGTATTCAAAGAGGTGAGGCAAGAGAGGATGAAATGTACTTTTATATAGCAGAGACTGCTCCCTATATAAAAGAATATTACTCGGAGAAAAAGATTGAAGATACTGGTCAAACAAGTACATTATTTAAAAGTAGAAAGACGGGTACACAAAGAAAAGATATATTCAACAAATATCTGAATGAAGTTGAGAATGAGAGTACATTTACTGTTACACCTATGGTGATTCATAAGTGTCACAGTTGTGGTTCAACTGAACTTGAAAGAGATCATTCATCAAGTGATGATGTTTGTCGAGAGTGTGGAACTACATTTTATGTCCAAAGTGAAGAGGTGGGTTATCGTGAAGAGCAAGATATAGAAAAAACGATAGTTTACAGTTATCGAAGAGAGAATCATTTTAATGAATGGATTGCACAATTTCAAGCTAAGGAATCCACTAATGTACCGAGTGATGTAATAGAAAAACTCAGAAGCGAATTCAAAAAACAAAAGATTAAAGATATTTCTGAGATTACTCACGCAAAAGTCAAAGAGTTTTTGAAAAAACTCGGAATGAGTAAATACTATGAGCATATTCCGTACATTACAAGTATTCTAAATGGAATTCAGCCACCGACAATGCCCCAAACTCTTGAAGATAAACTGCGTATTATGTTCAAGCATATTGAAAAAGCTTGGGAGAAGAATAAGCCAGCCGACCGTAAAAACTTTTTAAGTTATTCTTATACCCTCTACAAGATGTGTGAACTCCTTGGAGAAGATGATTATTTGCCTTGCTTCCAGTTACTCAAATCAAAGGAGAAACTGTACAAGCAGGATCAGATGTGGAAGTCTATATGTAAAGAACTTCAATGGGAATGGATCAAGACGATTTAGGAGAGAAGACGACTCGGGCCGAAGGCCCGAAACGTTTGGTTGTTAGCAGTCAGTTACTCGGCGGCAAAGCCGCCGCAACTGATGCTGACCAGATTCATGATGCCGTAGCCGGTGGCGCGC